TTAGTACACAAGTTTTTCTAATTTTTGCTCTAACTCTCTGTCCATTTTCTCTGTTACATGTGTATACACCTTTATAGTCGTTTTTTCATCTGTATGTCCTACTCTTTTCATAATTGCTTTTAACGATATATTCATTTCCGCCAATAAACTTATGTGTGTATGCCTTAGTGTGTGAGTAGTAACTTTTTTATTTATATTTAATGATTCTGCAGCTGAGGACAATCGTTTGTTTATCCTACTGCCTTGCATAGGATTTCCTTGGCAAGTTGTGAATATAAACCCTCTATCAACATAGCTTGGTTCCCATTGTTGCATCTTTTTATTTTCTAACATTATTTTTTTCAATACATTTGCTATCCTTGAATTGATGGCGATTTTTCTTCTTGAACCTGCGGTCTTAGTAGTATCTTTGTGACCAAATCCAGCATTACATTTGATTCTGTGAATAGTACCGTTAATATCGATCGTCTTATTTTTGAGGTCTACATCTTTAACTTGGAGCGCTAATAACTCACCTATGCGCATACCTGTTAAAGCTTGAACTTCAACAGCCCCAGCAACTAAAATACGAGCTCTATACTGCATGTTATTATCGTTCAGTATAAAATCGCGTATCTGTATTACCTGTTCCATCTCTAAATAGTTATACATTTTCGCTTCTTCTTTTTCTATATCTTCTATCGTCTTACTCTTCTTTGGTAGTGTGACGCTATTTAATATGTGTTCGTTTGGATAATTGTAAAATTTAACGGCGTATTTAATAGCTTCTTTCATATGTCCAAGTTGACGCTTTACCTGATTTTCAGAATATCTGTTTGATAATTCGTTAATAAATGTTTGCATGTACTTTGTATCAATTTTGTTTAAAAGTAAATTTTGAGAACTGTTCTTTTTGATGTTTTTGATTCTTGTTTTCAAATTATCAAGCGTCGTTACTTTAAAGCCAGATGTTTTTGTATGATATTCAAACCATTCATCTAATAGTGTATGAAAAGTCAAAGTTTTTAAAATGCTTGATGACTGGTTATTCAATTTTTCTTTTATCTTATCTTCTAATCGAAACATTGCCTCTTTTTGCGATTGCTTTGTATTCTTATTCAAGACAACACTTACACGTTTCCATTTATCTGTATACGGATCTTTGTATTTCTCGTAGTATCTATACTTCGTTTCATTGTTCTTATTTTTAAATTTTTCAAACCACATTTTACATCCCTCCTCAAAATTGGCAAAAAATAATAAGGGTAGGCGGGCTACCCAAAATTTAGTACTAGGTACTAAATATGTTATAATAAAATAAAAAGTAGGTGATAAGATGACTCAATTTCTAGGGGCGCTTCTTCTTACAGGAGTTTTAGGTTACATACCATATAAATATCTAACAATGATAGGTTTAGTTAGTGAAAAAAACAAGATTATCAATACTCCTGTATTATTGATTTTTTCTATTGAAACATGTTTGATATGGTTTTATACTTTTATAATTTTTAATAATGTTGATTTAAAAAATTTGAGTTTACTTCAGTTGCTTACAGGTCTAAAAGCAAATATTTGGTTTCTAATTATTTTTGTTTTAACAGTGCTTGTATTTAATCCTTTAATTGTTAAATTCATTATCTGGTTAATTAATGAAACAAGAAAGTTTATGAATTTGGATTGTATAAGCTTATTAGACAAAAGAGACAAGTTGTTTAATAACAACGGTAAACCAGTATTTATAGTTATTAAAGACTTTGAAAACAGAATCATTGAAGAGGGTGAACTTAAAACCTATAATTCAGCTGGTAGCGATTTCGATTTACTAGAGGTTGAGCGACAAGATTTCAAAGTATCTGATTTACCGTCAAACGATGAATTGTATATTAAACATACACTTGTAGACCTTAAACAACAAATTAAATTGGATTTATATTTAATGAATGAATACTAATCTTTTTTCTTAGCTTTTTCTGATAAAGTGCTTTTTAATTTTTCGCTGGCGCCTGACTTTTCAAAACTTTTGTTTAATGGGTTACTACGAGTAGTTTCTTGTTTTTTGTTTTTATCTACCATAAAATTCTCACCACCATTCAACGTCTACACTAGTAGGCGTTTTTTTATTTAGTAAAATCATAATGAATCTTCTTTGGTTAACTTATCTCCATCTATTTTTTGTGAAATAAATTCCAAGTATTTACGCGCATTATGTGACGATAAATCTTTAGGCAACTCATAAGTGAATGGTTGATTACCACTAGTTAAAACTTCATATACTATAGTTTCTTTTTTTATTTTGCAATTAGTTATTTTCATTATAAACTCCTTTTAAACACTGCTGAAATAGACGTCTTTTATATTAAAGTGCCATATAGGCGCTATTAATCACAATACAACTTTGCCCATTACTTTAATATTACTAAACGAAGCGACTTTGATATCATCATACTTCGGATTTAGAGATACCAAATTAATATAGTCTTCGCATATATCTACACGCTTGATAAGACTTACTCCATCTAATACAACGAGTGCAATTGTACCATCTTTAATAGAATCTTCTTTCTTAATAAAAGCGTATGTTCCTTGTTTTAACATAGGTTCCATTGAATCACCATTAACTAAAATACAAAAATCAGCATTTGATGGCGTTTCGTCTTCTTTAAAAAATACTTCTTCATGCAATATGTCATCATATAATTCTTCTCCTATGCCAGCACCAGTTGCACCACATGCAATATACGATACTAGTTTAGACTCTTTATATTCATCTATAGAAGTGACTTTATTCTGTTCATCTAATTGCTCATTTGCGTAGTTAAGTACGTTTTCTTGGCGGGGAGGTGTGAGTTTGTTGTATATGGAAGTGATGTCGTTTTTTTTATTATTTCTTGTAGGAAACAAATCATCGATACTGATATTTAAAATATGAGCAATTTCAAACAAATCATCTTGTTTAGGAGTTCTGTACCCTGTCTCATAATTTGAAATAGTAGCTTTTTTAGTGTTGAGTTTTTCTCCAAGTTGATCTTGAGTTAAGTTCAATTTGGTTCTATAGTATCTGATTTTATTGCCTATAAATTTCGCTAATTCTTTTTTATCCATTTTCTTACCTCCTTAAATTTACCTATAGTATAACCCAATTATTTTTGGTATTCAACAAAAAAATACACGAAAAGCAAACTTTTATGTTGACTCAAGTACACGTATCGTGTATAGTAGGTTTTGTAAGCGGGAGGTGACAACATGCAATGGAATTTAATAAAGTTGAGAAAAGAAAGAAAGTGTACTCAAGAAGATTTAGCAAACCTCTTGAATATATCAACTGAAGGTTATCGTTTAAAAGAATTAGGAAAGCATCAATTTAAGAATGATGAGATGTTTATTATCGCTGATTTTTTTGACGAAAATATTGGAGATATTTTTTTACCCACAAAGTACACGAAACGCAAACAAACATCTTAAAGGAGACATAACAAATGCAAGACCAATCATTAAAATTAGTAAAACTACAACTAAAATATCATAACCTTTCAGGACAAATTGAAGCTTATGATAAATCACTTAAAGAAATAAGATACACTCGAGATCTTTTCAACAAACATCTAAGCATGAATAACGAAGACGCATTTGCTGGTTTGGAAATGGTAGAAGATGAAATTACTAAAAAGCTACGAAGTGCTATCAAAGAGTTCCAAAAAGTAGTGAAAGCGTTAGACAAGCTTAACGGTGTTGAAAGCGATAACAAAGTTACTGATTTAACAGAGTGGCGGAAAGTGAATCAGTAACATTCACTTCTTAATATAACCACGCTTATCAACATCCACATTGAGCAGATGTGAGCGAGAGCTGGCGATGATATGAGCCGCGTTTAAATACATTCGATAGTCATTGCGATAACCGTCTGCTGAATGTGGGTGTTGAGGAAAAAGGAGGATACTCAAATGCAAGCATTACAAACATTTAATTTTAAAGAGCTACCAGTAAGAACAGTAGAAATTGAAAACGAACCTTATTTTGTAGGAAAAGATATTGCTGAGATTTTAGGATATGCAAGATCAGACAATGCCATTAGAAATCATGTTGATAGCGAGGACAAGCTGACGCACCAATTTAGTGCATCAGGTCAAAACAGAAATATGATCATTATCAACGAATCAGGATTATACAGTCTAATCTTCGATGCTTCTAAACAAAGCAAAAACGAAAAAATTAGAGAAACCGCTAGAAAATTCAAACGCTGGGTAACATCAGATGTCCTACCAGCTATTCGCAAACACGGTATATACGCAACAGACAATGTAATTGAACAAACATTAAAAGATCCAGACTACATCATTACAGTGTTGACTGAGTATAAGAAAGAAAAAGAGCAAAACTTACTTTTACAACAGCAAGTAGAAGTTAACAAACCAAAAGTATTATTCGCTGACTCGGTAGCTGGTAGTGATAATTCAATACTTGTTGGAGAACTAGCGAAAATATTTAAACAAAACGGTGTTGATATAGGACAAAACAGATTGTTCAAATGGTTAAGAAATAATGGATATCTCATTAAAAAGAGTGGAGAAAGTTATAACTTACCAACTCAAAAGAGTATGGATCTAAAAATCTTGGATATCAAAAAACGAATAATTAATAATCCAGATGGTTCAAGTAAAGTATCACGTACACCAAAAGTAACAGGCAAAGGACAACAATACTTTGTTAACAAGTTTTTAGGAGAAAAACAAACATCTTAAAAGGAGGAACAACAAATGTTACAAAAATTTAGAATTGCGAAAGAAAAAAATAAATTAAAACTCAAATTACTCAAGCATGCTAGTTACTGTTTAGAAAGAAACAACAACCCTGAACTGTTGCGAGCAGTTGCAGAGTTGTTGAAAAAGGTTAGCTAAATTCAACGGTAAGGATTTGCCCTGCCTCCACACTTAGAGTTTGAGATCCAACAAACACATAAGTTTTAGTAGGGTCTAGAAAAAATGTTTCGATTTCCTCTTTTGTAACAGTTTCAATTCCTTCATATCCTGGAAAAACAATTTTCTTTAAATCCGAAACATGTTTTTTTGAACCATCCTTTAAAGTAACTAGAAGTTTCATACTTATCACCTCCTTAGGTTGATAACAACATTATACACGAAAGGAGCATAAACATTATGGAAGATATGAAAGAAATTTATTCTTTAAACATCCAAAAGAAGAATTTAAATAATAAACAAAAGAATTTAATGTCTGTAATTAATCAATGTATTGAACTAGAAAAGTTTTCTTACACCGAAATTAAAAAAGTTCTCTACCTAATTGATAGAGAACAAAAGTATTTAGCTAATAACCGCAGAAAAACATAAGTTAAAAATAATCTAACTCGGACTGCTGGCAATCTTCTAAATATTTTTCATACTGATTTTTAGTTCCGCCCAGAACGTATTCAGTATTGTAGTACGCTTGTCCATTATCCAAAATTTTAACTAATTTTGTACCAACATGAACGATATCCCAACCTTCTTTTAACAGATCGTTGGCTGCATCATTAGCTAAATCGTCATCGAAAGACAAAAGGTGATAGTAGTTTTTCATAATATTCACCTCCTTTCACTAGGAGATATCTAAATTATACACGAAAGGAGCATAAACAATATGCAAGCATTACAAACAAAATCGAACATAGGAGAAATGTTCAATATTCAAGAAAAAGAAAATGGAGAAATCGCAATAAGTGCAAGAGAGTTATATAAAGCTTTGGAAGTTAAAAAGCGTTTTAGCGCTTGGGCAGAAATTAACTTGAAGCATTTCAAAGAAAATAGGGATTTTACAAGTGTACTTACAAGTACGGTTGTTAATAACGGAGCTGTAAGACAACTAGAAGATTATGCTTTAACACTTGATGTAGCTAAACATGTTGCAATGATGTCAGGTACAGAAAAAGGTTTTGATTTTAGAGAGTACTTCATCCAAGTTGAAAAAGCATGGAATAGCCCAGAAATGATTATGCAACGTGCT